TTATTTTGTTTTTGCAATATGTATTCAGCTGTGTTCGCTGAAGATTAGCTTTTTTAGCAAGTAGGTTTTTACTGCAATTTTTCTTTTTTAAGTAATCTTCCAATATAATTTTAAAATAACCATAATCAGTTATTGTATTCATAGTTAAACACACTTCCTTTATTATATTATAGCACAAAAGAATACTATATACAGCTGTAACTATATACAGGTATTTGTAGTAATTTATACTATAGTTTTTCTTAACTTTGATTTTCTTTCACTACAATATATTAGTTATTTAG